TTTGGTTTGTTTTTACTTTAGTCCCTTTATTTACTCATGACAAAGTTAAAAACCATTTTGTCATAGACTCTGGACGTAAAAAAGAGGGCCGAAACCCTCTTTGTAAATATTTGTAACTTAAATGTATCTAATTGTAACTAGACTACGCCTCATAGTCACTAGAGTAGGTCATGTCCAAAGTATCTACATACTGGAACTGTCCCGTCATCATCATCCAAGCACAATTACCAAAGACAACAGAGTGAAGCCAATCATCGGTAGACCCTTCATCCTTACGATACAATCTACGACCAGACTGAGATTCTTCCTCATATACAGAAAGAGCATCTGACCAAAGATCTTGAGTCAATGACCAATTAGGGGTCTCAAACTTCTCTCGACCAAGTTTCATTTTCATAATGACTGAGTCAATGACCATGGTCCTATCCACACTTAGATATCTTCCCGGGCTGTCATACCTAGCAGGAACCTTGGCTGCGGTATATTGGACCATACATACTTTCTCTTCACCAAGGGCCTCCTTAAGCAATTGGCCTTGTAAAACACCCACGCCCCTATCTGAGCCAATCATTTGGCATCCAAACTGGTAATAGAGTTCGTTTACCCTACGTACTTGATCTAGGATGTCTACGCCCTGAATCTTCTCAGCATATAGTAGATAGCACTTACCCATATAGTCATATCCCAGAATAGAAATAACCGTGTATGAAGCCACGCCCCCAGTAACGCTCCAATCTACGCCTAGGACTACGTTATTAATACCTCGATAGTCTCTTGGCCAACATGTGTCATACTTGTCTTTAGCTAAATCACAACAATTGATAGCTTCACGTTGTGAAAGGATACGACCAGCAACTCCAGCAGCTAGTCCAAAAACCTCGTTAGCAATTTTACTAGGGGAATAAGCCCCTGAGCCAAAGATAGAGGATCTAAGTTCATTCCATTTCTTGATATTGGTACGTGCTTCTAATGTAAACCTAGGAATATGAAAACCGATATGATCTTTGGATTGAGGACGAGCTGCAACCCACCTACCTTTTAGGAAGTCAATAGGTTGAGAACAATATTGGCATACTGGACCAGTTAATCCAGAACAAATCTTTATACAGGATTCAAAATTATCTGGGATGTTCCATTTTCCACAATGATCGCACTTAGTACACCACTCATTGCCGGAACTCCTTTTAAATAAGATCTCAAGCCCGTTCAGCTCACCCTTAGCCGTTCCATAATGTCGTTTCCAGGCATAATTAGAAGCAGATAATGTTTCATAGAGAATTGGTAAAGCTTCTAAGGCCACGTCTTGAACTTCATCAATTGAAATAGCATCTCCAGCTACTCCCCGAACCCGGTCAGCATCCTGCTCAGTCTCTGCATAAGACAAAAACATAATTGAGCCCGAAGATAAAGTTTTTTCAAATACATTTTTCTTAGAAGAGGCATCTCTATAATATTTCTTCACTAGTGGAGATAATATGAATGGATCTAGATATGTAGTAGAGAATCTAGAGGCTTGAGTGGAAAGTGGTGCAATATAAAGAGATGTGAAGTAAGGAATAGCTACACATTTTAATACTTTAATGGCCCCTATACTTAAGGTTTTTCCTACCTGCCTACTACATTTCACGGTCATCATCGGTGGGTCCATATCATAAACCTCTCGGAATGGGCGATATCCTTCTAAGGAAAAGGGTTTCCCTTTAAAAGAGAGTAGGGCTCTGCCTAATTCTGAAGTAGATACTTCAACCTTTTTATAATTCATGTTTTAAACCTTCTTTTAATTTCTTTTTAGCATCAAAACGCTCTCTTCTAGCATCCGACCATTTAGTCACATTACCTTTATGAGGATTTTTGCATCCTGTCTTTGTCAAAGATATTTTTAATCTCTGTTCTTCTGACATGATTTTTCCAAAGTTATGATTCTTAGATCCTTTTCTGGCATCTGACATTTTAGTACGAGTTTCCTCACTAAGTTTACTTCCTTTTCTAGCATGACTAGCTGCATCAAGCTTAGCCCTTGTTTCTTCAGATATACCTCTTGCTTTGGCAGCAATAGAAGCATTCATCCTAGCCTCAGGACCCCACTCCCTTCCTCGTAATCCTTTTGAGATATTTTGCCTAGCTCTCTGGATTTCTTCAGGAGGTTTATTAGCCCAAGTTAACTTACGCTTGACTTTAGCATCTTCTGACATAGGCAATCCTCTTCCAAAAACTTTGGCATCCTTAGATATATTCATGCAGTATTTAGAACCATACATTTCATCTATCCACCACTGTTCATAAGAACAAAGGTCTTCAACCATGCATTTCTCAAGTATTTCAAAAGATATATTATTATATTTATTAAATATATTCTGAACCTTTACACTATGGTGATTACCTGAACGTAAGGTACGAAGGTGAGTAAGTATTCTCTTCTCACAATTCTGACTCTGCCCTACGTAGTAATAACTTCTGAAACTATCGGTTTTAATAGTTAATAAGTAAATACCGCAAATCTTTTCTTTTGCCATTTCTAACCTTACAAGTTTAATTAACTCCTTATTATAGCACTATATTTTAGATATTTTGAAAATACCTGGTATAACAACTTTGTAGGGGAAGTATAATTTATCAAACCTATAACTTTTTTTAATCCCTTAGCTAAAAGGAAAATAAACATGTCACAAACTCTAGTTGTTATCTCTACTTCTGGTCAAGAAATTCCATTGCCAGGTTTGAACTGGACTCCAGAAACAGTAGTTGCAACATTCACTTCTTCAATCCCAGGTATCGCTGCTATGCAAGCTGAAGTGACACAGAACGGTGAAAACAAAACTATCACCTTCCGTCCACGTACTGGTACTAAAGGTGCTAAACGCTAATCTTTAACTCAGTACTTTTTAGTACGGTAAAGAGACGAGCCTAACCATGGCCTACCAAAGCCCACACTTTAAGGTAATCTTAGACATTAAATCTAGGACTATCTTAAAGCGTGGGCTTTGGTTTTTTTTAGCTTAACCCAATAGATATTACAAAGAATTAAGGTATAAGCTATATGTAATAATATTTATATTAACCGAGGTTAACTATGGCAGTTAAAATTGTCCCAGTGTCAAAAGAGTATTGGATGGTAAAATCATCCAACCAAATTGCAGCAAATCTCGCAAGAGAAAGTCTCCGTGAATTTACTACTATCCATTTAAAAGAAAATAGTCTTTGTACAAAAACTTCTAAAGTGGTCTTAGATTTTATCGGAGGAAGTGCATATAAAACTTCCCTTAGAAGATTTTTGAAGATGGTAGGAGCTAAGCTGGAAAAAGATATCCCTTATCTCAAACCAGGAAATCTAGTACAAGCTTTCTATACCATACCTACTTCCGATATGAGAGCTACTTTCAACTTAGTGAATGATAAAAGTGTTATAAGATATTTGGCCAGAGTAAATCGTATGCTACTAGCAGAAGACATTCCTCTAGGTTTTTCAGTACCTTATGAGCAAACAATTTTTACATTAAAAGTTGACTTTAAGTATAACGGGTCTGGTACATCTCAAACAAAATTATATTTTTTAATGTATCTGATTCCTCAAATACTTAAATGTCTAAGAACCTTACAAAGAAAGGCATTATTCACCCATGCAGACGCCCGGAACCACTTTAGCCCTGCCAGTACTAAACAAAGTCTTTTCTGATATACCTGACACTCAGAAGAGAGTAGAAGAGTACTTATCCTCTATAGCATCACCTCCTGCTTCTAAAGAAGAGTTACGAAATCGTATAGGCATTATTATGTCTAGAGAAGATATTATAGAAGGTTTTCACAATACATCGGTATCACTACGAGAAATTGACAAACAATTTTTACGTCTACGTCATTTTGTCTCAGCAGATGACGAGGATTTTGTTTAATTAGATTCCAAGGAAAAGATATGACATCATTAGATTTAGTAGAAGTGGCTGCTGCCGTGGCCGGTGTAAGCACGGATGACTTTTTAGAACAAGCCATTAATGAAGTAACGAATCAACCTCAGATCGTTATCTCTACTGTTGCAGTAGCAGAAGAACAAGTTTCAGACGAGGCTGTAACTGAGGTAAAAGAGCCTGAAATTGAAAAAGCTCCTTTAACTAAAATCCAGCAAATGATCGAAGATGCCTACACCGCATATAGATCTGCAGGAGGAGACATGCCTCCCTCAGTGGAATGCCAAGATATCAGGTTATTCTCTACGCATATCGAAGTAGAGTTAAACGGTATTAAAAAAGCAGTATCTTTAAGTGATTTCAAAGAAGTATTAGATGGGATGATGTCAGTCGATCAGCCTTCTCTACCAGCTTTGAAACTTCCAGAGGGTACGTATCACCTGGCTCAAAATGGGTCAACGATGCAGCTTTCTTGTTATTATCCAGCAGCAACAAAAACTATCTTGTATGGTAATAAGAAACTTACCGTACCTTTCCCAAATACTATCATTAGCCACCAGCTCAAACGTAGAGATAGAAGTTGGCACGTAGAGAAGTCTGTGTATATGTGCACTCAGAAATCTGTAGGTGCATTACGCGAAAAGTTTATTGCGGGCCCTTCTAAAGATGCTGAAACATATGTATTACCTATCCCGAATATGTATGAGACTGGTAACATGTGCTTCGGTGGTAACACCATGCCAATGGTATTCTTAGAAAACTTACGTGGACTTGACTATTACTATCAAGTTATTTTCGAGGCCCCTTTCAACAATGATTTAGGTATTCGTGCATTGGGGTTATCAGACGTATCAGATTGGCTACATAAATGGGCTGAAATGAAAGAGTTCCCATACGAGAAATTAAGACGTTAAGAAGTACCCTTTAGTAAATCCCTTTATATATTAGGAGTTTCAAATGTTAAAAGAAGTCGTTCCTTTCTTTAGTTGTGTAGCTACCCCAGACTCAATGGCGGAGGCTCTACAAAAGTATCAAGAG